GGGCACCGTGCGCCTAAGGCGACTGCCCTTTACCTGGTCGGCTGTGCCGTGCCTTCTCTGCCGTTTGAGCTTCGCTCGTGTACCCACACGGTTGAGCGCATGGGCAGGGCTGAGCGCGAACGCACGCCAGAGCAATTCGCGTCGTTGCTCGTTCACCTGGCGCGCTCTGTCGAGGTGGTCGCATGAGCGCGGTCTTGGCGTCGCAAGGGGCAGGGCGCAGCCCGGCCCCTGGGCTTGTCTCAGTACCAACAAGTCACAAACGCGCTGCTGATTTGGTTGCGCTCGCAGAGCGCGTTCCAGATGCCTTTGTTCCTGACAAGGAACTAAGCAGGCTTGCCCGTCTCCGACGCGCTGTAGGCTTCGCGGCTCGTGGGCATTTGGTCTCTGAAAAGGGCCGGCGATCAGATCAGTGTTTGATGGTGACGCTGACCTATGCAGGCGATAACAGCGACTGGAACCCTAAGCACGTCAGCGCCTTTATGACTCACGTTCGTGAGTGGTGCCGTCGTAAGGCCATTCCCTGCCGCTATGTGTGGGTCGCTGAGCTGCAAAAGCGCGGCGTGATCCACTATCACGTCGCTTTGTGGGTGCCTCGCGGTTTCGTGCTCCCCAAGCCCGATAAGCAGGGTTGGTGGCCTCATGGTATGACGCGAATTGAAGTTGCTCGCGCTGCCGTTCCCTACCTGCTGAAGTACCTCAGTAAGGGCATGAGCGACACCTTCGGGGCTTTCCCCAAGGGATCGCGCATCTATGGCGTGGGTGGCCTTGAGCATTCCTTGCGCCGCGCTCGTCGTTGGCTTGGTCTGCCTGCTTTCGTTCAGGCTCGCTCAGACATTGGCGATGACTGGCGGCGTGCCGTCGGTGGTGGTTGGATTAGCCCAACTGGTGAGCATTTTCCGTCTGAGTTCTCACGCGTTTGGCTTGGTGTCGCCTATGGTGTCCAACGTGTTCACAATCACGGTCGTCCTTTTGTGGCGTCCGGTCCGTTTTCCTGGCTTGGTCGGCGTGGTGCCGCCGTCTGAGCTTTTTTAATCCGCACCGCAAGGAGTTCTTTACATGAATAAGCAAATCGTCCGCTTTGGTGCCCTGGTCGCTGGCCTGGGTGTTTCTGGTCTGGCCCTGGCTGATAGCACGGCTGCAACTACCGCCATCACTGCCGCTCAAACTGATGGCGTCACTATCGCTGGCGCTCTCACTGCCATGGCGATTGCCATCTGGGGCGCGCTGTACATTAAGCGCAAGTTCTTCGGCTGAGCCGGGGGCGCTCGGGCATGTCGTACTCTGGCGGCGGTCAATGTTGGCCTACAGCGGCTGAAGCTGCTCAGGCTCAGTGCGTCGCCGTTCAGGGCGTCATGTCCGGCGCTGCCGTCACTTGTGACGGTGTTGTAAGCGTGAGCGAATCGGGGGCGGTTCTCCGTTACCGGTTCGTCTCTGCATCTGGTGCTGTCACCAGCCAGGATGTGCCCGTTGTGAGCGCGCCATGCGATTACCCGACCTTTGCCGGTTATTGGGGGCCTGTCATTGCTGCTGCGGTTCTGGCAGTCGTCACGGTTCGGTCACTTCTGGCCATTCGTGATATGTTCAAGCGGGAGTCATTGTGATGAGGTTTTTATATGCCGCCTTGGTTGCTCGATTTATGCACGGCTGGCGTCGTGCTTTTTGTTTTGTTCTCTGCTGTTCCTCGTTGAGCTTCGCTCATGCCGCCAATACTACCCATGTCGGTATGCCTCGCGTGGTTAGTTCTGGCTGGGATGTTGTTTATCAGGCTACGTCTGGCGCCGTCCCTGCGTCAGGCGGCATTGGTCCCCGTACTTATACTGTCGCCGGTGATGTTTGGGGCGACGTTGTCCAAACCGAAAAAGGCTGGTTCACTCGGTCGGGTGCCTTTCAGCGCACTGCGCCCAGCATCGAGGCGACTATTATTCGCCGGGTTCCTGCTGTGTCTGTTGCCCGTATTGCCGCCAAAACGTTACCTATTATTGGTACAGCTTCTATTGCTTACGATATTTGGACAGAGTTAGGTTGTCAGTTCGTCAACGGTTCTGTGGTCTGTGAAGAATTGATTGATCAGGAGCAGGGGATTGTTGAACGCTGGGTCACCAATTACCCCTACTTTGAGGCTCCGACGGCTTGGGCACTTTGCACAAAATATGCCGCTGCTTACAACATGCTGCCAAAGGAATTATTGGCGGCCGATTATGAAACCCAGCGCGTTTGCCGCTATGGCACGCAAGAACAAATCGACCAAGGCTCGTTTTATGGTGGCGTTCTTCTGACTCGCTTAGATGGTCAGGGCGATCAGGGGTGTCCTGCGGGCGAGAAACTGATTGGTGATAAATGTACTGGCGGCCAGCCTAAGCCCTGCGGTGAAGAATGTCTTGTTGATCGCTGGGGTAAGGGTGCTCCCGGTGTTCCCGGTGCTGCCGGAAGGGGTCCTGACATTGTCGCTGAAGGCGACAGTCACGGTCAGGGCGCGCCTGCAGGTGAGCCTTCCATTACTGGGCCCGCAAGCCAGCAGGGGCCTACAACAAACCAGACCACCTCAGGACCAAACGGAACAACTACCACCGCCACCACGCCAACCTATAACTACACCTACGGTCCGACGAACGTTACTTACACGACAACCAACGTTACAACCCAAACCATCACCAATAACGCGGGCGACACCATCACAAACACAACAACAGAAACTGACGCACCACCAAAGGACGATCGTACCGAATGCGAGAAAAGCCCGGACACCGTTGGCTGTACGCCTCTTGGTGAAGTGCCCGATGAGGAGGTCACAAAGCTGACTCGTGATGTCGCGGTATCTGCTGAGGCCGTCAATCTTCCTGCGCAATGTCCTGCGCCCATTGACGCTGCCGGTTATTCGCTCAGTTTTGATGCAGCCTGTGAGTTTTCTGAAGGTGTGCATCCGTTCGTCCTGGCTGCTGCTGCGCTCATGGCCGGTCTGATTGTCATTCGGTCCATTCAGGGGGCTTAATGAAAACTCTGCTCTTGGGTCTGTTGTCCCTTGTTCGACCAATCCTTAACCGGGTGCTTGCCGCGCTGGGTTTTGCTGTGGTCAACATCGTCGGCGTTTCGGCTGCTATCCAGTGGGGCAAAGATGAGGTTATCAGCGCATTGGCTGGCGCGTCAGGGTTGGGGCCGGGTACAGCTGCAGCCATGCAGCTTGCGGGCCTTGCTGGTGTTTGGACTGGCCTCGGCTTGGTCTTTGGTGCTATGACCTTCGCGGGTACAATGTTTGCGATTCGCAAGGCTTCTAGCATAGTTGGGGTTGCATCGTGACAATTGAACTCGTAACCGGCGTCCCTGGCGCTGGCAAGACCCTTTATAGCCTCGCAAAAAAGGTCCGTCCTCTTGTCGGCAAGAAAATTACTCTTTCCGATTGTTTGGATTCTGAAACGGGCAAGGCTTTGGAGGTCGAGCGCCGCTTGATGGTTTGCGGGATTCGTGATCTGTTGTTGCCTCATGAAATAGTTGACGTTGCCCCAACTCATGACCCCTGGGAATCAGTAAGCCGTCATCCTGGCGAGAAACCACACGATGTGCCAAACATGGTGCAGAACTGGTGGCTGTGGTGTCAGCCTGGGGATGTGATCGTTATCGACGAGTGCCAGCGTGTATTCCGTCCATCTGCTGCTGGTCAGAAAATTCCGGCATTTATCCGGCATCTTGAAACTCACCGGCACTACGGTGTTGACTTCATCCTGATTACGCAGCATCCGCAGTTGATCCACGCCAACGTTCGTAACCTGATTGGCCATCATGAGCACGTTCGGCGCATCTTTGGCGGCGCTGGGACGATGGTTTATGAGTGGGATCACTGCACACATCCAGACCGCACCAAGCAGGCTAGCGGACGGCTGTGGCGTCACGACAAAAGCGCGTTTGGCTTGTACAAGTCAGCCGAGGTTCACACCAAGGTTAAGCACAAGATACCGGGCGCAGTCATGGTCGCCGCTGCTGGGTTCTTGGCCTTGCCCTTCGCTGGGTATCAGGTTTACGACCGCATGACACAGCGTTACGGCGCTGATGCCGTCGCCGCTGCTGGGCCTGCTTCGTCGCCTTCTGCTCCTCTGGCACCTGTCCGCCTTGCTGCTGCTTCACCTCTACAGACTCCCATTGCTCCGACACCTGTTGTAGGTGCTGCGTCGTCGGTGGCTGGTTGCGTTGCAACTGCTACTCGGTGCCGGTGCATCGACTCAAACGGTGAATGGCTCACTACCGAGTTGAAACAATGCCAATGGAACGCGCAGAACCTTGGCGGCTGGATTAAATACGCGGTTCAACTATCACCCGGTGTCATGCGCGATCGAGTTTCAAGGCCATCAGAACCTGCATCAGGGGTTGTCGAGTCTGTGCCTTTGCCTTCCCCTCTGCCTGTCTCTGACGTTCCGCCAGTCATGTCCGCCTTTGCCGACGGTCACATCAGGCGATGAACGACACGTGCAGACGATGCGCCCTGGCGCACGGCTGCGCGGGGCGGGCGACGCCTGGCTAAACAATACCGTGACGGTCACGGAATAGTCGCAGCCTATCAATCGTGACGGTCACAAGAAACAATCAATTAGACAATCCGTGACGGTCACGTAAAATAGAGTCATCAATAGGAGATGACCATGAAATACCAAGCCGACACCGTGACCCTTGACCTGACCCTGCCGCGTCGCCGTGGTCGTCCGTCCACTGGTGAGGCCATGACCCCAGCCCAGCGTAAGCGGGCTCAACGTGCGCGTGATCGTGAAGCCTCTAGCACTGATGACTATGCTAGTTGCACCACCGAGCGTCTCTTGCGTGAGCTGGGCTTTGCTGTCGCTCATGGCCTTTGCTTCATTGCTCAGGCTGTCTCATCTGAGCTTCAAGCGCGTGCACAGTCCGTTTACGATATCAAGCTTGAAAAAGCCCGTCAGGATCGTGAGACCGTGACTGTCACTCAAAATTAAAGAGGCTCTGGTTGCGTGGTGGCGACGCAGGAGCTGAATTAGCCCGTTAGCGTTTGCCCTCATAGACCATCAGCGGTTGCGCGTCCTGGTCGTTACAACGCGGCTCTACTGGTTGCGCCGCTGCTAACTTCCTCGCGTCATCAAGACTAGCAGTGGTTCCCCTGCATAATTCTTTCGGCATTGCTTGACCTTTTCTGTTTTGTTGCTTATATTCCCAACGTCACTATTTGGAGCCAACATGATCAAGATTCTTATTCACAAAGGCGATGTTCGCCTTATCAACTACAAGGACAAGCGGGACGGTTCAGACCGTCAACTTCGGGCCATGGAGGGCTACGCCTTCACGGTGAATGCTCAGGGTGAGCCCAGCCCCTACCCTGAAAAGTTTGAATTCTTGCTTGAGCGCGATCAGCCCGTCGTCGCTCCCGGCGAGTACACCTTGCACCCGTCATCCCTTTATGTGGATCGACAGAACAAGCTTGCCATGGCTGTCCGGTTGGCTCCGGTCAAGGCGTCCCCTCGTCCTGCCACTGCGGCCTGACGGGTGCATCTATGAGCGTCCCCCAGATGCAAACCGCCTACGAGGCGGCATCGCTGGCCCTGGTGGCAATGGCGGTTCGTCAGCTGGCACTTCAGGAGCGGCAAGACCCCGAAGTTGCGGGTCTGACCGTCTCTGTCTTTGCCGATGGCTTGGTAGAAGTCCAGCTTCTGAATGGGCAGTGTTCGCCCATTGGGGGGTACTCGCTTTGACTCCCGCACGCGCTGCCGCGCTCTCTCGCATGTCTGCGCTGGACGCCGAGGTTTCCCGATGCCTCGCGATGTTGGCCCGTCCTGGCCTTCCTCCGTCTGTTCGTGCCAACTTCGAAGCCCAGATTGCCGCCGCTCGTCGTTTGCGTGCGCTTGCCGAGGTGGTCGCATGATCGCCGCGTTGTTCGTCCGTCCTGATAGCCATTACAAGGCTATGCCTGGCGTTGACGCCTACGATCATGAACGTGATGCTCTGACCTGGCCCGGTGGCGTTCCTGCTGTCTACCATCCTCCTTGCCGTGCGTGGGGCAAATACAAGGCCGTCGCAAAGCCCCTTGATGGTGAACGTGATTTGGCGTTGTGGTCTATGGCCATGGTGCGGCGTTTCGGTGGTGTGGTGGAGCACCCTACCACGTCTGGACTTTGGGCCTCGTCGGGCTGTCTCTCACCTGGTCTGCGCGATCGGTTCGGCGGTGTGCTCGTCACGCTCAATCAGGGCGATTTCGGGCACCGTGCGCCTAAGGCGACTGCCCTTTACCTGGTCGGCTGTGCCGTGCCTTCTCTGCCGTTTGAGCTTCGCTCGTGTACCCACACGGTTGAGCGCATGGGCAGGGCTGAGCGCGAAC